ATGGCGTCAAAGCGGATCGACCGGCTGAAGCTCCGTGGGAAAAAGGCGGATGTCAATCAAACAATGAAGTTCCCGCGGGCGGTTTATATGGACAGCCCCAGCGCGATCCTGTCGACCTCGGTGACATATACTTCCCTGCCCGGCTGGGTTGTGGAAACAGAAGTGTCGCGGGAGGTAAAGGAAGCCGTCTGCGAGGAAGCGCTGGCGTTGCTGAAGGGAGTATCCAAGCGCATCGAGCTCCAAGCCCAGGGCGTGCATTCCTTCCAGATCGGTAACCTCACGGAGACCTATACCGGCGAAGTGGTAAAGCTGTTGAGCCCGGACGCGAAGGAACTACTGCGTAAATATATGGCGGGGAGCGTGACCATTATATGATGGCAGACTATTGCAATCAGTCGGCAGTATGGAAAAAAGCCGTCGGTCCAAACGAGTACGCCGAGACGATCTATGCCGATCCGGTTGGCATCCCCTGCCGAAAGGAGATAAAGCTCCGGCTTGTAAGGGATAAAAACGGCAACCAGGTCGTGTCCGACACAAGGCTGTTTACGCCGGAACAAATCCAGGTGGATGATCTCATTGATGATCGCGTGGTGATATCCGCCCAACCGAGCATCGATCTGGACGGCAACACGGACGGATACGAGGTGTCCCTATGAGCGCGTCGATGGAACTGGAGGGCCTGGAAAAAGTAACACGGGAATTGAACAGCCGGCTGAAAAAGATCAAAACGGTATCGGCCAAAGGGCTTGCTGATGTATGCCTGGATTGTCTCGGCAGATCGGTGGAACGTGCCCCGGTGGATCTCGGGGACCTGCGCGGCAGCGGATATGCCAAACTGAATGGACGGACTATTGCGAAGGGCTCACCGGATGGCGGTGTCTCCTCGATGGGATCGGCATCGGCCTCGGGCGTGGAAAAGCTCGAAGGCGTGATTGGCTTTGAAGAACCATACGCGCTGAAGCAGCACGAGGATCTGACCCTGAACCATCCGAAGGGCGGAGAAGCCAAGTACCTGGAAAAGACGCTGGATGAAAACATGGAGAAGTACATCAATTACCTTGCCGGTGAGGTGAAAAATTCCATCAGATAGGCGGTGATCCTGTGATCGGGTTATTGGAAGGACTAGCGGGACTCCTGATTTCAAAAGGCATTTACGCCAGGCTGGGTACTGACATCTTCCTGGACGGCAAACCGGATACGCCAGCGCGGGCCTGCTGCCTGTTCGAATATGCCGGATCGCCGGTGGAACCCGGAGCGGATTGCCTGGATCGGAAGGTCCAGATACTGACGAGGGATTCCTCTTATGCTGCGGCCAAAGCGAAAGCATGGGCCATTTTCAGTATCCTGGCGAAACCGGAAGATCCGGAAGACATCCTTCAGCTTGACGCAGACCGGTGGGCCGTGGTTTCCGCGCTGGCTCCGCCGGTCAAGCTGGAGGAGGATGACAAGAAACGGACGGTATTTGTCTGCAACTATATCGTCACAACACAAAAAGACTGACCTGAAGGAGGTTGTACAATGAAACGTATTGGCGCATGCAACCTGGTGGTTGCGAAAATGCTCACCGATGATGCCGGTGGCGTTACATACGATGTCCCCTACGCCCTGCAAAAAAAGCTTATGAAGATAGGCTTTGAACCCTCCGTGACCAGGGCGATCCTCGAGGCGGATGACCAGATCGTCGACACGATGTCCGGAAGAGGAGACACAAAGGTTGTAATCAACGTTACCGATCTCACCTTGTCGGAGAAGGCAATGTTTCTCGGCCAGACCATAGTGAACGGCATACGAACGAGCGGTAACACGGATACCCCGCCCTATTGGTGCGTCATGTGGAAATCGCTGAAGTCCAACGGAAAATACAGGTATGAAAAGGTTCTGAAGGTGCAGTTCCAGGAAGTCAAGGAAGACTTCGAAACCAAAAAGCAGCAACTGGCCTATCAGACGCCGGTGCTGGAGGGAGTCGGCATTCAGCGTCTGTACGACGGAAAAGACATCCGGGAGGCGGATGAAGACGAACCTACCTATACGGCCAGTGTGGGGACAAACTGGTTCACATCAGGAGACATCAATCCGGATACGACAGCACCCACCATCAGCAGCACGACGCCAGCGAACAATGCCACCGGCGTCGCGGTCGGCAGCAGCTTCGCCTGGACCTTCTCCAAAGCGATCCTGCCCAGCTGCGTCAACAGTTCCAATTTCTTTATCATAAAGGATACGGACGGGTCGATCATCGCGGGAACCTTGTCGCAGAATGCGGCAAAGACGGTCATCACCTTCACACCTTCGGCGAACTTGACGGCTGCCACTGCATATAGGGCCATTTGTACCTCGGATGTATGCGACCTGAGCGCCAACAGACTGGCCGCAAACGACGTACGCAAATTCACGACCGCCTGATGATCGGCGGAGAGCGACGGGAGGGGGATCTCTCCCCCGTCGTTTCAAGGGGGATATATGGACAAATCATTGAGATATATCAAAAAATCCGGCGTAAAGATCAAGCTTTCCGACGGTAAGATCCATCTGATCAAATATGACACCAACGCCCTCGAATACCTGGAAGAACAATTCGGCAGCATCAAGGATCTCTATGAAATCGACTTGGAGAATGTCCGGAACATCAAGATTTTCCTGCGGGCCGGCCTTCTCCATGAATATCCGGAAGACCAGGCTCCTTCCCTGTTCGATATAAGCAAGCTCTTTGTCCTGATGTCTATATCGATCTGTGACCGGAACCTGGTCTATGACCTGAATTCATTCGAATACCTGTCGGAAGCGTTCGGCGTTCCAATGAAAGGCATTATGAATGTCGATCTGAGAAGCGCAAAGCGCATCAAGGCATTCCTCCGGGCAGGAATGCTGAATGCCTATCCTGAAGGAATGGCTCCATCCCTGTTTGAGATCGGTAAAATGTTCGATATTGAAACGGTCGCCGATTTCAACAGCATCCTGAAGAGCGCAAAACTGGAGATGCTCGGAAGCGATTTTGAAGAATATATCACCGAGGCGTTGCTCATGACGATGCCGGAACGGGATGAGATCGAAGCAGATGAAGAAAAAAAAACTATGTAGACCAGGATGGGGATATCGACTTCCGGAAGCTGTACTATATCTGGACCGTTGAATTGAAGCAATCGGAAGAAGCCTTCTGGCGTAAGACATTACGCCAGATTTTTATTTTGCTGGATGAACACCGGAAAGCCCATAGCATTGAAAATGACGAGGAAGTGTTCATTGACCAGATATAAGGCGGGTGAGTTATTTGACTGTTGGGGAAATATTAGTTAGAATCGGTGGCGATGCTTCAGGTATAGTCAATGAAACTAAGAAAGCGACAGTATCCCTATCTGATTTCGAAAGCAAATCAATACAACTAAATGCCAGAATGCAATTGCTTAGTCAGAAACTCGACGCACAAAAAAATATTGTCAGTTCACTAAACGCTAAATATCAAGAATCAATAAGAACCAAGGGTTCTGATGCAGAAGCTACGGAAAAATTACACTTACAGCTAATGAGGGCTCAGGAACGGGAAAATAGCATACAAACTGCTATGCAGCGTGCGAATAGTGAAATTGATAAGCAAAGCACTGCGATGAAAAAGCTGCAAAACGAGACCAAAGGCCTGGACGATCAAACTCAGAAAACGCAAAAATCAATAGATGGCATGGGTGGTAAAATAGGCTTATTAAGCGGGAAATTAAATTCTCTCGTTACATTAATCAAAAGTGCTATCATGGTTTATTCCGGAAAGCAGTTCTTCGATTTCACCGTGGGAAGCAACGCGCAGTTTGAGCAATACACCACCTCCTTTAATGTGTTGCTCGGCAGCGCAGATCGTGCCAGAGAGCATCTGGAATACTTATTCGATTTCGCAGCTAAGACGCCGTTTGACATGCCGCAAGTAGTGGAAGCATCAAAGCTGCTTGAAACGTTCGGTCTGGATACCCGGAAATATCTTACTCAAATCGGTAATGCGGCAAGCGCATTCAACGTACCGATGACACAGGTGGCCGACGCCATAGGCCGGCTTTCATCCGGACAAACCGGAGAGGCAATGGAGCAACTGCGACGGTTGGGCATATCCATGAAGTTGCTGACGGAGCAAGATATCCAGTTTGATAAAGGCGGTCAGTTAACCTCTTCCATAGCACAGACCATGGATGCCGTTATGGCTATCATGGATTCCAAATATAAAGGTATGATGGATGAGCAGTCCAAGACCTTTAATGGCCTGATGTCCACGATCCAGGATAATCTATCAGCCTTTGGCCGACAAATTGGAGAGGATGTTTTCGAGAGTTTGAAGGAAAAGCAGTCCGATTTCATGTCGACCTGGGACGAATGGAGCCAGAACGGCACGCTGGACAAAATCGCTGATGGAATCAGCGGGTTCCTCGTCCAGGTGGTTGACGGCCTGACGGAAGCCATTGAGATCATGGCCGCATACGGCAAGGAAATCGTGGGAATCATCAGCGCTGTTACCGCCTTGAGCGCGGCGCTGAAGGTGGCAGCTGCCGTGCAGGCGGCCTTTAATATCAGCGCGGCCGCCAATCCGTATATCGCTATTGCGGCCGGGATTACCGCCCTGGTAAGCGGAATCATCGGATATACCGCCGCTACAAAAGCGGCGGAGCAACAGACACAGAAGACGCTGCAGGCGACCCGTCAGGAACTGGATAATACGGATCAGCTCATCGTAAAATATGAAACGCTAAAGTCCAAGACGAGCCAGACCACGGAAGAAAAGACGCAGCTCCATGACATCGAGAAAAAGCTGGCTGACCTGTATCCGGCTGCTGCCGACGGGATTGACAGTGAGAACCAGAAATATACGACCCAGATCGATCTCGTAAAACAATTGAGCAGCGAAAAGAAAAAAGCATATCAGCAGGACGTGGAACTGCTGGCGTCTCAGGGGAAAATGCAGATCAGCAGCCTCCGGGCGCAGCTGTCTGATTTGGATACCCAACGGGCGCAGCTGACCCAGCAGCGGGATGCGGTCAAGAAGGAATTCCAGGGTAATCAGGATCTGTACAACAAATTGGCGGATAAGATTGCCAAAGGCGAAAATAACAGCTCGGACAAGGAATTCCAGAAGCTCATCGATGAGGTCTACAAAGCCGGATACAATCATACTACGGGCTTTATCTTTGAAATGCAGGACAAGATCGGCCAATGGGAGAAGCTCAATGGGCAGTTAAGCAGCCTGGATGAGAAGCAGGCAAAGCTCAAGGAAGATATCAACAAATATGCGGAGGCGATTGTCGCCGCCGACAAGCTGAAGAATCCGAATACCTATGAATTGCCGGCATGGGTCACCCAGGTGACCAAATCCTCGTCGGCCGGCACGGGAAAGACCTATTCCGACCTGGATAATACCTCTCGGGCCAGCACGCAGACCTATAAAAACGAGGCGCTGGACGCCGCCCTGAAAGTCCTGGAGCATAGAAAGGCCATGAACCAGCTCTCCCTGGAAGATGAGGTCAAGACCCTGCAGGCGATCAAGAGCGCTTATGTCAAAACCGCCGATGAGCGTATGGACATCGAGGAGCGCATCTATACCGCCCAGAAATCCATCCAGACAAAACGGCTGCAGGACTCCGTGAACTGGATCGCCACCCAGAAGGAACTGGGCAAGCTGTCGGCCGAGGATGAAATCGCTGCCTGGACCAGGGTGTATAAAAACCAGAAGGATAATATTGAAGCCGTCGCTGCAGCCACAAAGAACCTGAACCGGTTGAAAAAGGAAATGGCCGATAAGGAAGTCCAGGACAACAAAACCATGCTGGACAAAATGGTCAAGGACTATATCGACAAGAAAAAATCGCAGTATGACTGGGAAGAAGACCAGGAAGAAAAACGGCTGAACGATAAGCTGAAAGCGCTGGATAAGGAATACCAGGCGATTGAGGATCAGGAGAAGGCTGCGGATCGTGCAAGCGAACGGGCTGACGCTGAAGCTATTATCCGGAAATATGCCGGCGCTGCAACTCCGGAAGGCCAGCGTATCCTGAAGGATGCCCAGGATAAAATCCGGGAGCTTGACCGGCAGGATGCCCAGGACGCCCGCGACCGGGAGAAGGATTCCAGGAAGGAAGCGATTGAGCAGGAGCTTGAGGATAACAAGGCCAAATACCAGAAGCTGCGGGCTGACCTTGAAACGGAGCAGCAGCAAATGTTGGCCGCTACTGAAAAGTTTGCCCAGGAAGGGGTATCCTCCCTTACCAGCGCGGACACAAAGCTGAAGGAGGCGCTTACCAATGCAACCAAGGTATTCAACGCGAACCAGGACACCTTCATCAGCGACGGCCTGAAGAAGATCCGGAAGTTTGTTGATGACTATAAACGCATAGCGTCGGAACTTTCGGCACCTGGCCTTTTTTCCGGAAATACTCCTGTAATTGCTGCTTCTGGGGGAAATTCAATCGTTACGATCAATGATTATGGGAACAAGAACCTGTATGGTATTGATGACGTCGGCGATTATAGCAATGAACTGATGAATGCGGCCAAGGATATGTCGAGGGGATCGGGAGGCGTGAATTCATGATCAAAGGCTTCGTTTTCAATAACAAGCATTCATTTAATGATATGGGGATCGTCATGAAGAGTAAAAACCGCCCGATCCTTCCGGAACCAAGGATCATAGCCGAAGAAATCCTATGCAGGGACGGAGAATACGACTTCTCTGAAGCCAATCCGGACGGCAGGACCAAATACAAGCCCCTGCCCATTGAGGTGGAATGTTCCTGTCTCCGGAAGGATATGGCCTATCTGCGGATAAAGGCACATGAAATTGCCTCATGGCTGGCCTGCGGCGAAAAGCAGCTGATATTCGACGACGAAACGGCGGTCTATTATCTTGCGCGGATCTCCAACAAATTGGACCTGGCCACGGAGATCGGCCGGATCGGACGGTTCACGCTGCAGTTCAAATGCAGACCGTTCGGCTTCAGCCGGGTGCGATCTGACCAAGCACTGCAGCTTGGTATGGGTCTGATGCTGGGCTATGGATACCGACTGGATATGTCACCGACGACCTTTGTGGTCGCTGGCGCAGCCGCCTATTCGGTTTATAACCCAGGGACATACGTCAAGCCGCTGATCCGGATCAGCGGCAGCTGCAGCACGATCTCCTTCACAGCCAACGGCAAAACGATCACCTATGGCGCAGCTCTGTCGGGCGGCCAGTTGGATATCGACTGTGAAAAGCAGACCGCGATCAAGAACAGTACCACTAATGCCATGTCGGACGTCACTGGCAAGTTCATCGAATTGGTCAACGGAAGCAACTCCCTGCAGATCTCCGGCACGGGTCTTAACTGCACGGTTACCCTGATTTTCAACTATTTATACTTGTAAAGGTGGGTGTTACAAATGCCGAACGTTATTGCAACAATCATCCAGGTGGGAATCGATCTCACCACCGCTTTCAAGGATGCCATTAATACAAGCCTCCAAAACCTCGCCCAGAAGGACGTCGACAATTACAACGAACTGGACGGAAGGATCTCCAACATTGTCGCCGGTGCCGGCAGCAGCAACACCGAAATCGTTGACGCCCGGTCCAGCGCCGTCAAGTCCACAACTTTCCCCACTCTTGATGCCAGACTGGAAGCAGCTGAACAGGTAACTGCTACGCATTTGGCAGATTCTACGGCGCATGGAATTGGTACGCACAAGAGTAATAAAATGTTCCATATTGCAGGAGCAACAAGGGATTTATCTGTCGCTGGCAGCCAGGCAATTACTGGATTCGGGTTTTCCCCAAAAAAAGTTTTTATAAAAGCGTATGTAGATGGTGTATCAGGAAAATACAGTGAGGGGTGGGTAGTAGCTGGAGTTGGTGCAACATGCCTGGCATCCCTCAGAAACACAGGAACGGAAGAAGCGTATAGACAGTATATTGGGGCAATTGTAAACATACTTGATAGTGCAGCAAATTCTTCTAGCGCAGTAGTAGCATCGATAGATGCCGACGGATTAACGCTCACATGGTCTAAAGGTGGCTCAGGTGCTACTGGAACGGTAACGTTGATTATTATTGCCGAAAGTCATTATTAGGAGGATAACATGAAAAATATTGTAGCTATACGTCCGGATGGATCAGTCATCGAGAGCCAGCAGTTTACAGACGAAACAAAGGACAGTGTAATGTTGGCTGTGAGTGGTAACATGCGGAGTGCAGGAATATCCAACCATAAAACCATTGAAGCTGATGACTCAGATTTACAAGATTATATTATGTCACATTAGGATTATTATCTGAATTAGTCTTTCTTGAAAGGGTGTCACTATGAACCATCCGATTATATATAATAAAATGGAAACTGCCTTTACCTCCCTCGGTCTGGCCGTGCTGGAAAACGCTTCAGAGGTCAAGGTAAGCGAGACCATCAACGGCGAATTCCTGCTGACCTTCATCCTGCCCCGGACCGATCCGAAGTGGCAATACATCCAGGAAGAGAATTTTGTCAAAGTCTATGATGCATCCCAGAAGAAGGATCAGCTCTTCCGGATCAGGTCGACCGATGAGCAGCACGACAGCACTGGGAAGCTTACTTCCAATATCCAATGCGAACACATCTATTATGACGCCCTGGACTGCGCTTTCTTCCCCATGTTTGAAATGATCGGCGCGACACCGGCCGCAATCCTTCAGGCAGCCTTCGCCGGTACCCGCTTCTCTGTGGGAACGGTTGAAATCACCACCTTGACCGACATCATGATGAGCAGAGCATACCCGGCAAACATCATAGCCAAGCTCATTGAAAACGTGGGCGGCGAGCTTATAAAGGACAACTGGACGGTGAACCTGGTCTCGCAGCGCGGAAGCAATACCAGCGTGCAGTTCCGGATCGGCAAGAATATCAAGGGCCTCAAGAAGCAAAAGGACTCCAAGAACATCGTGACCAGACTTTACCCATATGGCACAGATGGACTTGAAATCTCTCCAGTAAATGGCGGACAGGCATTTATAAACAGTCCGTTAATCGGCAATTACGACCGCCCGCACATAGGCCACAAGGACTATAAGGATATCGACAATAATGCAGAGCTGCTGGCTGCAGCTCTGACGGAATGGTCGACCTCATCCAAGGATGGCATTGACAAGCCTCGCATCACGTATTCCGGAAACTTCGCCGAGCTGAAGAAGCTGAAGGAATATGGGGACTATGAGGCATATGGCTTGGGCGATACCGTGAGGATCATCGATGAAGGTATTGATACCGACACCAACCAGCGGATCGTCCAGTATGCCAATTACCCCTATGAGCCGAAGCCTTCAGATGTTGTATTCGCAAATTACGATCCGAATGTATACAGGAACAACCGGCCTCAGAACGTGCTTGCAAATACCATTGGTTCCGGCAATAAGATCGAAAGCATTACAAACGGAAAATTTATTAATGCAATCTATGTTGATAACGTCCGGAGCCGCCTTCAGACGGAAGCTGGAGCAGCTGCACAAAACGCCCTGGTACACAGCGACGCCGACATGTATCTCGACAATGTGGATAATCCGACAAAGGCGATCCTCATTGGAAAGGGCATCTTCGCTATTGCAAATTCCAAGAAAGCAAATGGGGACTGGAACTGGCGGACCATTGCCACCGGGGACAAGCTGGTGGCTGATGAGGTGTCGGCCGACTGGGTGTATGCCGGCAATATATCTGCAGATCGCATACAAGGCGGCAGCATAACGGGCATAACCTTCCGGACCGCAGCCTCCGGGTCCAGGATTGAAATAACCGGGAACACCCTTGTGACCTATAATGCCACCGGGCAGATGCATGGCCCGAGGATATATCCAGGGGATGGAGATCTCGTTTTTTGCAGAAACGGTGTACCGGTACTCAGCGTTGGATTGGCAAGCAGTTCAAATGTAAGCATTCAAGCCATGTCGGGGTATAATCTTGTAATTCAAGATTATGCTACAGAAGAGTTGGTCTATGATTACGCTGCACCCAAAGCGACGAACGTATTTGGCGTATTTGGTATTGGGCCGGTTTCGAGGCAAACAGCTACTAGACTATCCACCGGGGCAAGCACTCTTGATATTATTAACAAAATCAATGGAATACTTGATAAGCTTGCATTGTATGGGCTATTTAATGTGACAGGATAAAGTAGGGGGCCTATACCCCCTACTTTATTAACGGAAGAATTGTATCTACATAATAGCTATATTTAACGTATGACGCACCAGTTATTGTGTACAGCGGAATATTATCCAGAACTACTTCGGGTTCGATCCATTGGAGATGTCCATTAACTTTTATATATTTTTCAGGGTTCTTTATTAATTGAGCGGTGGTAGAATTTTCTTGGCCCTTAATTACAATTGGAGCTATTGAATATTTGACTGAAACCTTCCCTGCTTTAAAATCCTCAAGCCATTTTTCTGTTGGGAAACCGTTATATATATACCATTCCCCATTATAAAGCTCTGCTTTCAGGCCGTCCGGCGTTGTCTTGGTTTCAATGGCATCCGCTGCGGCGGGGGTTGATGTCACCGAGGCGGTCGGAGTACTGATCTGTATTTGCTTTACATCGCCCACCCATTGGAAATTCACGCCGATCTTTGCACAAATGTCCTTGAATGCCGCAGCAGGTAAATAGTTATACCCTTTATAGCTCATCAGCGGCAGATCCGGATTGTTGTATTCCTCGCCGTCAACAACCAGCTTGGATTCTGTTGGATACAATAGGTATTCTTGAATTGCCGCGCTTGCAGGGATTGCGCTGAATATCAATGCGCCCAGGATAAAGGCAAGAACCGTTTGTTTGTTAATCCATTTTTTCATCAATACACCCTCTTTCAACTACATTATACACCAAATTATGCTAAAAAGTTTAGCATTTAGATTAATTTGTAAAAGGAGAATCCCAATGATTAAGGTCAACGATTTTCAAGTGGTCGCAAAAGCCGCTGCGCTGGACATGAACCAGCTTGGTTTTTTAACGCTTTCGGGACGCGAAGCCTATTATGCACAGGGCATTTACGGCCAGGGCGTTATTGTCGCCGTGCTGGACACCGGCGCGAACCCGCATCCGGAATTTGAGGACAGGCTCATCTTCGGAGATACCTTCTGCACGGATTATAAGGCTTCGGAGCATATGGACGATTTCGGGCATGGCAACCATGTTATAGGGTCCGTCGCCGGGAAAAACGTGGGCGTCGCCCCAAAAGCAAAAGTGCTGTCGGTGAAGGTCATGAACAACATGGGTGAGGGCTACATCCAGGATATCGTCAACGGTCTTCAATATATCCTGCGCTGGCGGAGTCCTGAAGGGAAACGGGTCGACATCGTAAACATGTCCATTACCTGCAGCGGAACCTGGCTTGAGGCACAGCCGGCATTATATGCTGCCTATCATGCAGCCGTCAAGGCGCTGGTCGACGCCGGCATCATCGTGATCTGCGCATCCGGAAACACCGGGGACGGAACGATCCTTTATCCGGCCTGCTGGGAGGAGCCGATCACGGTCGGAGCGGTCGACATCGGGAAGAAGCTTGCCTACTTCTCTACGCAGACCAAGGAAGTTGATGTATGCCAGGTCGGCGTTAATGTGCTTTCCTGCGGCCGCAGTAATGACTATATGATCCTCAGCGGGACAAGCATGGCGTCCCCGCTTACCTCTGGCATAGCGGCCCTGGCAGTTTGCAAATATAAGCTGCTCAATTCCGGAAAGTACATGCCGGAGCCGGAACTGTTTGCTTTCCTGAAAATGTCCACCTGCGACCTCGGCATTCCGGGAACGGATATCTCCTATGGGGCGGGCTTCTGCACGTTGGCCGCCGGCTTCCATAAAAAGCAGACGCGCATTGATTTTAAACAGGGCGATTGCAATATCTCCGTGAACGGGCAGGTGTTCGTCAGCGACGTTCCCGTCACGGTACAAATGCCGGCGAACAGCACCAACGGCAGGACAATGGTCCCGATGAGGATATTCAGCGAACAGTTGGGCTGCATGGTCTTGTACGATAACAGCACCAAGGTGGCATCATTGATCAAAGACGAATGGGAGGTTGAGACATGAAAAAGGGCATTGATTGCGCTTCACAGATATCAAAAGCCTTTGCGACGTATCTGAAGCTCCAGGGGTATTCTTTTGTCTGCAGATATTTGGTCCCGGCCACTATGGCCTGGAAGCGATTAACCCGGACAGAGGCTGAGATCGTGACGGAAGCCGGCCTGTTGATCCTGTCGATCTTTGAGTCCTCCGCCAATCGCGCGGCGTTGGGGAAAGCTGCGGGTCTGACCGATGGAGCTGCTGCTTTTCAGGAGGCTGTGGCCATAGGCCAGCCGGAGGGCTCAACGATCTATTTTGCGGTGGACTATGACGCACAGCCTTCGGATTACGATGCCATCGAGGCATACCTGAAGGCGGCGGCCAGCAAGATAACCGGGTACCGGATTGGTGTATACGGCTCCTATGCTGTTTGCGAAGCCATGTCCAAGCGAGGATTCGCTTTTTGTTGGCAGACATACGCCTGGTCAAAAGGCAAAAAATATGTTAAAGCGAACGTTTATCAATACAAAAACGGCGTTACTCTATTTGGAATTACCTGTGATCTGAACGAATCCTATGGGTCGGAGGGCTTTTGGAACCTGATGAGTTTTGAAGATGCCCTTAAAGTCATTTCCGGGAAAGCGGGCATCAGCGTGGACTATTGGAAGGAACGCAGAGATATAGACCCCAATTTTGAGCTTCTCATTAAGAAGATCGCCAGCGCCGTATAGAAAACCCGCAGCAAAAACCATTTGTTAATCAGCTGGCCCCCAGGCTTAAGGGGTGAAAAAAGATAGGAGGATTATATGAAAAAGGTAAGGAAGGTTTTGTCCGTATTCTTTCTGATCGTCATAGCAATTATGATGATCTCTCCCGTGATCGTGTTCGCCGC